GAGTGGTTGTATAATACACAATTCTTGAACTACTGGAAGAAGGATGATGCTAAGTGGGACAGTTGAGCTTTTGCCATTGCTCTCCGGAAGGTGAGATCTTCCTACAGTCACTTACACGATTTAAAGATGGCTCATTATGATGATGTGCAGTATGACATTGTTAATGATCCTGAGAAAGCGAAAGCTAGCTCGGGTCTTCCTCATCTCATGAGGAAGAGAGATGCGATGGCCATGGATTTAGGTCACGCGCAGGCCATTGCGACGGGTAGGGTAGCTCCCCCCCCTGCTGTTGGTTACCACCGTTCGCAAGAAGGTAAAGTGAGGTTGGTTTGGGGTTATCCCTTGTCAGTTTTATTAGTAGAGGGACGATTCATGTTGCCGATTGAGCGTGCACTCCGCACGTCACGCGTTCCGTATGTTGCGGGTTTAACATCCTGCGGTATTAGTGGACGGCTTGCTAAGCTTTCTTATACGAATGTTCAGTACTGCCTCGACTGGTCGAAGTTTGACTCGCTCATGCCTAGGTGTGTTATTGGGGCCATGTTTTCAGTGGTTCAGTCGTGGTTTGCAGATGTTGACCAAAAATCTTGGGATTTAGTTGCAAGGTACTTCGCAACATGCCCTGTGTTGATGCCCAAAGGTGAAATCTTTGTCAAGCGGACACGTGGAATCCCGAGTGGTAGTTGGTTCACCCAGCTGATAGGGAGTATGTGTAATCAGTTCCTTGTTGAATATCTTAGTGTGCTTTCCGGAGACGGAATTGTAGACGGGGTATACCTCGGGGATGACTCAGTCATCGGTATGTCAAGGATGCCAGATGTCGAGAAATGGGCTGCTTTAGCTTTAGAGGTTGGAATGGTTATCCATCCTGATAAACAAATCGTGACACACGGTAGACCGCATTTCCTCGCTCATGAGTGGGGTGGCCTATTCCCAATTCGCGAAATGGAAAAAACCCTTTCCAGACTAGCTACCTCGGAAAGATCTAGGAAGTTCAAGTCGAAGGAGGAGTACTTCGATTGGACGATTGACAAGGCCCGTGCGTTACTTGTTGATAATCCTTCAGCCTTTAACTTACTCGCAGATTACATCGCTTGGAGGTTGAGGATCCCACTTCACTCTGCTATGATGAATATGTCGTGTGGTGCGATGGTGGTTGGGACTACGATGAGATGGGGCTGGAATCAAGGCGATACGAAGATCATGGTAGGTCGATCTCGTGAAGGCTTCCAAAGAACCCTTGGTGAACAGATGATCAGTCACTGATCAGATGTGTTGCGAG